AGGATATCTTGACTTAACAATTGAGATAACAAATTGTCGTCATTGAATTGTTCTGTCACTGCTTGTAAAATTGCCGATTCAGCAATCGGATTTAATTTCCCTTCATTATCAACAGAAACCGCAAGTCTTGGGGTTTCTCCGAACACAGCGGCGGTCATGCCTAACTTAGCTACATTTAACTTAACATAAGGATTAAAAACGATCATTTCTGACAAAATCCTTTTGTAAACATAAACCTTGACGGATTGATCATTAATCAAGCTAGGCTTAATCTGGCTATCAAAGAAAGCTTGATTAGTTGATACTTCATTAAAAGTCCCAGCTACATTTGTTAAAGCAATTTGGTATCTTTCCAAATAATCAGGGCTATTTAAAAATAAACTTTGAGCGGTCAAGCTATTAGACATAATTATCCTCGTGAATATTCAAATGTTAAGCCAACGTCAACGGGTCCACTTGTAAAAGAAGCAAATTCGATTCGTATCTGTTGAGCAGCAGTGATTAATTGCCCATTACCACTAACTGAATGATTCGTAGGGCTTGTCGTGATCGTTCTGCTGCCTAATCCCGGAATCGTAGTAAAACTCGCCCCACTACCAAAAAGCAGGTTAACTACAGCACTTCCGCTAGATCCTGTTAAAGTATTTTGAGCGTTTACAATCCTCAGTAACGTTATATTCTCCGTGTAAAAAATAGGCAAAGTAATGGCCACACTGCCAGTGTTTGCACCTCGCAATAAAAAAGGTTCTCGCTGAATGCGTGCATCTCCATCGTTTAGTTTGTGAGCAACGCTACCAGTTTGATCACTACAAAATAAATCAAACCCGTCACCCGTTCTGACAAAATAAAGAGTATTTGCTTGTAACGCGGGCAAACTGCTGATTACTTTTTGTGCTCTAAATTCACTCATCTTACCAAGCTACACTATTCCAGCCTGTTGTAGGAAGCAAATTGCTATAAGTTAACAAGCCATTAGCATTTTCCCCAATTTTATCAAGCTGAGTTTTATTGGTATGGGTATGGCTATTACTCACGGCCGCATCAATAGCAGAAGCCGAGCTAGTTGGTCGACCTTGAATATTTGCCCACTGCAAAACTAAATCCATTGATTCAGCTTCGTTTAATTTAATCCAAGAAGTCGTAGAAAATCGGTACAAATAAGTGGCTGCACCACTTGTTACTGTGGAATCTCCAGTTGCATTTAACACTAAAACCTGAGTGTCTCTGGTGAGTGTCGAAGCTAAAGCATTTCTTGCTGCTATATCAGCTACGACTGGCATTTCCCCGCCTAAACCAGAAATCGAAGCGTTAATTAATGCCTGAATATCAGTGTCAGTGAGAACTCTTTTGGCAGAAGAGCCAGTAGCATCGGAAACGTAAATTTCGACATAATTCGGCTTTGATGCCGGAGCTACAAAATATATCGCATAAGGCTGAAGAGTTCCAGGGAGTGCCGTTTCTCGAAATGCTTTAAAAGTTGTCATAAATTCTACCAGTTAGTGCTATTCCATTGTTTTTTTAAGCTTTCTAGCCAGTCTTGTTCAGTTCCAACAAAACCGTTGCTCAGGGCTACTTGATAAGCGGATAGCCCAATAGGGCCCTGTAGTTGTCCGCCATTAATCCACTCTATACCCGACCAAGTGTAAAGAATACCTTGAATTAGGTAACCATGTCCTATAGAGGGGTTAGTAGGCAGATCGCCTGCAGAATTAAGATTACCTTTAATTAATAGAGGCGGACCAGGCGGGCCAGGAGGAACATCTTTAAGCACTAATGCACTTAGTCGCTGTTCTCCCTGAAGGCTACCTATCTTGTCACGTATACCAATAGCACTAGCAGCCTCTGATAGATTACCTCCATCTACAGCGATGAGGTCGCTGGGCGTATCCGTTATTACTATAGTAATTGGTGGGCTCATAAGAGACATCGTTGATTGTAATTTACACATACAGGATTAGGCAGGTATTAGGCAGGCACGCACTAACTAAAACTATGCGTGGCTAGTTTTATAACAAAGGCTATTCACACAAAACACGGTCATAATATGACTGACGTTCTAGATTACACCACTATCTATGTTTCAGAGCTAGTTATGGTTCCTGCGGGAGGTTTAGCTCGTGGCATCCACGACACACTCTACAGCGTGACGGCTTTAGTTGATTTGTCTCTAGAGTTGCCGACGGCGAAAGAGATATACGATGCTTACAAACACAATAACGCTCATTTCAGCGTAGAGGCTATAAAAGGTGGCTATCACTTTTACAGCATTTAGTAACAAGCAATTAAGTCAAAACGGGAATAATTTCCCGTTTTATGTTAACACTAGCATTAACAAAGATTATGAACATATACAAAAGATTGGGCGCAAAAACGGTATCGTTAGCTAATATGTGGAACGCAAAACCTCCTTTTATCGGGGAAGACGGTAATCCCTGTGAAAAAACTATAAAATGGGCATTAAGCAAACAAGGTTTTGTCGATACAGATAATATTAAGTTTGATTCTTGGTGTTCTTTAAAAGATGTCTGGACGGATTCTGTTGTCGCTGTCGTTCCTGCTACGGCTACTAGAAATGAAGAAACGATCTACTTGCATCCTAGTCTTAGCGGTATCTTAGGGGAGTTTTACGCTGAATGTTGCCGGGTCGATAGTCAAGAAATTATTATCGGACCATATCAACCACATCAAATAGAAAAAGCTTTTGATGACTGCATAGAAAAAGCGCAAGATGTACTTGAGTACATCAAAAGTAAGTGTATTTATACCAAAGGTGCTAATCTTGATAAAAGATTTACTTTTTTACATGATGATGGCTGGTATTGCGATGGTATAAAAGTTGTTTTTTTGCCTGTTAATTTTAATTGTCTTCCATCAATTAAAGGATTTTTCTTTTTACCTCAAGAGTGATTTGCAACTTTATAATCTTAATTATGTTTCTTAGATCAGAAGATTTTGAAGTTTTAAAATCTTCTGTCTTAAATATTGTTAAGTTACAAGATCACTCTCTATCAGACGTACCGCTGACAAGAATAGCTTTAATCTGTGATAAGCATCCTGAGATAATCAAAAAGCAAGGGATTAACAGAAATAATTCTCTCAAATAGTTGATATTTCTGGGAGAATATCGTAAGACAGGATCAAGTAAACAAACACACAAGAGGTAACAAGACATGACTTCTATTAATTTTTACGAAAGAACGACGCTTATCAAGCGTATCGAAAACAATCTCAATGAAATTAACCAAAGATATTTTGAGGGAGGCCACGTGATATTATCAGTGACTGATAACGGTGATTACCTCACTGTCAAAAAACAAGGTGTTTACTTAGCAGGTTATGATACTCAAAAGCTTTTTGACGCTCTAGAAGATTTTAGTGAAGAAGTTCGGGAGTTTCTTTTTCCTTATGACCTGTGGGACTATTTAGATTATTGCAAGTACACGCCAGAAAATCAGGAATCTGACAATAAATTAAAAACCGATGATGAATTATCGCTCTCTGACAGTGTCGATATGCTGCTGAGTAAACCTGAACCTGTACCTATAGATGAATCTTCTGGACTGCATGATTGGACTGTTAGTTTAATACGCCACTCACAAACTATACATACCAAAGCTTCTACCTTAAGCAAATTAGTTGAGGAACTAGAAACAAAAAATGAAATTCTGGAGAAAAAAATCAAGAATTAGAGCAGAGCAAAGAATACAACGAAGCATGGATTGGCAACTTAAAACAAAAAGTTCACGATTTAGAATCCTCGGTTTGGCTACTGCAACAGGAAAATAAGCGACTAAAAAATGAATCAGAGGAATGGAAAGAGCATTTTATGGATATTTATGGCTTTGCTGACAGTATAGAAATTAGTTAGATGCCAGTTTCCAGTTATCAGTTATCATCCATCAAAAACAAAACTAGGAGTAAGAAATGACAATTAAAATTGAAATGGTAGAGGTACCACCAAGTCAGGATCAAAAAATCAGTAGTTTTGCGATTGGTAAATATCCAGTGACTCAGGAACAATATGAAGCAGTAATGGGAACCAATCCCTCTTGGTTTCAAGACAATCCTCAAAATCCAGTGGAAAGTGTAAGTTGGAACAATGCCCAAGTTTTTTGTCAGAAATTGAGTGAAATGACCGGCAAAACTTATCGCTTACCGACAGAAGCGGAATGGGAGTATGCTTGCCGTGCGGGAACTGATACTGTCTATTATTTTGGTAATGATGCTAATCAATTAGGAGATTACGCTTGGTATTGGGGAAATTCTCAGGAAACAACCCATCCTGTAGGGCAAAAATTACCTAATGCTTGGGGACTCTATGATATGCACGGCAATATTGAGGAGTGGTGCCAAGAAGTTGTGCTGCGGGGCGGTTCCTGGGCCGACTTTCCTAATAACTGCCGTACCGCGATTCGCGACTTCTTTAACGTCCGCCGCAACGACAACTTCAACGCTTACGGTTTTCGGGTAGTTTGTGATAATTAGTTACTAATCAATTATTTATCAGTTATATCTTAGGAGTAAAAATAATGATTAAAATTGAAATGGTAGAGATACCATCAAGTCAGGATCAAGGAATTAGTAGTTTTGCGATTGGGAAATATCCAATTACTCAGGCGCAATATGAAGCAGTAATGGGAAACAATCCCTCTCGGTTTCAAAACAATCCCCAAAATCCGGTAGAAAAGGTTAGTTGGAATGATGCTCAAGCCTTTTGCCAAAAATTGAGTCAAATAACCGGGAAAACCTATCGCCTCCCCACAGAAGCGGAATGGGAGTATGCTTGTCGTGCAGGGACTACTACTCGCTTTTATTTCGGTGATGATGCTAATCAATTAGAAGATTACGCTTGGTATTACGCAAATTCTCAGGGGACAACTCATTCTGTGGGACAGAAAAAACCCAATGCTTGGGGACTTTATGACATGAGCGGCAATGTTTGGGAGTGGTGCGAAGACGGCGTGAATCGGGGGGGTTCTTGGTACAGCGATCCTGATCTCTGCCGTTCCGCTTACTGCCATTACGACAACTATCGCCGCGACTACCAAAACAACAATCTCGGTTTTCGGGTAGTCTGTGACAATTAGTCAATTATTAGTTATCAGCAGTAAAAATAATGATCATTCAACAAGTCACTTTTCTCGCTAAAGACTTTGACAATACTGAATATCAATTTAGTGGCACCCTGTTTCCTAATGGTGCTGTAATGGTTTCTTACGCCCATACCAACGACGGTTGGTTTGAGAGTCTTGAAAGTGTTGACGCTTGTGGAAATGCAAGTGTAATCAATTGGGAACTAGGGAAAAAGTCTCGAATGTCAAGGGCTTCTGTAAGAGAATCCCTAAAAGGTGCTGTGCGAGAATTTGGATCAGACAGAGGTACAAAAAAAGGATTTAAGTTGCTTTGATTATCTTTTAGCGTCAGTTAGTTATTAGTCAGTAAAAACATAACTAGGAGTAAAAATGATGATTAAAATTGAAATGGTAGAGGTACCATCAAGTCAAGATCAAGAAATTAGTAGTTTTAAAATTGGTAAATATCCAGTAACTCAGGAACAATATGAAGTAGTAATGGGAGTTAATCCATCTTATTTTCAAGGTAATCCTCAAAATCCAGTAGAAACTGTTAGTTGGAACGATGCCCAAGTTTTT